GGCTCATGGGAGCGCACAACAAGAAGAAGTACGGTGCCACGACCAGCATCGAGATGACCGGTGGCATCAGCATCACCGGAGCCCTTGCTGCGGCCCAAGCCCGGGTCATTGATGCCGAGGTGATAGACATCACTGACTTGGCCCCCAGATTGGACAACTGATGCAGAAGCCCATTTACTCCCCTGACGAAGAACAAATGCTGATGTCTCAGTTGTGGAGTCCACAGCTTAAAGACAACCCAGAGGCGTTTGTGTTGTTCATGTTTCCGTGGGGGCAGCCGAACACACCCTTGGAGAAGTTCAAGGGTCCACGGGCGTGGCAGCGGCGCACGCTGCGCTCCATCGCAGACCACATCAAGGCCAACAAGGGTGAGGTGGACATGGACGCCCTGCGCAGGTCTGTCAGCTCGGGCCGGGGGATCGGGAAGTCGGCTCTGGTGTCGTGGCTGATCCTGTGGATGCTGACCACTCGGATCGGGAGCACGGTGATCGTCTCGGCCAACAGCGAGAACCAGTTGCGCACGGTGACGTGGGGTGAGTTGACCAAGTGGGCCACGATGGCGATCAACTCGCACTGGTGGGAGCCCAGCGCCACGAAGCTGGTGCCTGCGGCGTGGTTGACTGATCTAGTCGAGCGTGACCTCAAGAAGGGCACCCGGTACTGGTCTGCCGAGGGCAAGCTGTGGAGCGAGGAGAACCCCGACTCGTATGCCGGGGTTCACAACCATGACGGCATGATGGTGATCTTTGACGAAGCCAGCGGCATCCCGGACGCCATCTGGAGCGTGGCGGCGGGCTTTTTTACCGAGAAGATTCTGGACAGGTATTGGTTTGCGTTCAGCAACCCCCGGCGCAACACAGGGTACTTTTTCGAGACGTTCAACAGCAAACGGGCGTTCTGGACCAGCGAGATCATTGATGCCCGGACCGTGGAGGGCACCGACAAGCAGGTCTACGAGCAGATCATCTCGGAGTACGGGGAAGACTCGATCCAGGCGCGGGTGGAGGTCTACGGGGAGTTCCCGGCTGCCGGGGAGGACCAGTTCATCTCGCCCGTGGTGGTGGAGGATGCGTTCAAGCGGGAGCGTTGGAAAGACATGACCGCACCGATTGTGATCGGCGTGGACCCGGCGCGGGGCGGCATGGACAGCACCGTAATCCTTGTGCGCCAAGGGCGTGACGTGATCTCAATCAAGCGGCTCAAGGGTGAGGACACCATGAGCGTGGTGGGGCACGTGATTGACGCCATTGAGGAGTTCAAGCCCGTGCTCACGGTGATTGACGAGGGTGGGCTGGGCTACGGGATTCTTGACCGGCTCACGGAGCAGCGGTACAAGGTGCGCGGGGTGAACTTCGGGTGGAAGTCTAAAAATCCGGTGATGTGGGGTAACCGGCGTGCCGAGATGTGGGGTGCCATGCGCGACTGGCTCAAGACAGCATCGTTGCCGATGGACCGCGCACTCAAGAACGACCTGGTTGGTCCTATGAAGAAACCCAACTCGGCGGGTACTATTTTCCTTGAGGGGAAGAAGGAGATGAAGTCGCGGGGGCTGGCCTCCCCGGACGCTGCCGATGCGCTGGCCGTGACCTTTGCGTTTCCCGTGGCAAGCCGTGGGGAGTACAATTCTCGGAACACCGTGCGCACGATCAGCCGAGATCGGGGTGCCGTATCAACTGGATGGATGGGGTCATGACACTCAAAGCGATGCAAAACTGCCTCATCATCGAGGTGGATGTCGAGAAACACGCCATGTTTGAGCTACTTTCGACAGAGAAGCAAGAAACTGGCATAGTTGTGTCCGCTGGTCCTGACTGCAAGGAATTGAAAGTCGGGGACCATCTTTATTTTGGCGTGGGGCAGGAGTTCAAGCACGGTGGCAAAGAATATGTCGTCATGCGCGAGCCTCACGTATTAGGAGTCCTCAATGGCTGATCAAACCGGCATCGCTGCCGCAGGCTACGTTGCCCAAGGCGGCAAGCCTGACAAGAGCAAATCGGGCATCTTGGCGCAGGCCCGGTCACGTTTGGACCTTGCCATGTCGGCGCTGTCTGAATCTCGTGAAGATGAGATTGACGACCTGAAGTTCTACGCTGGCAGCCCGGATAATCACTGGCAATGGCCTGCCGATGTGCTGGCTACCCGTGGCGCGGTGCAGGGTCAGACCATCAACGCCAGACCCACGCTCACGATCAACAAGCTGCCGCAGCATGTGCGCCAAGTGACCAACGACCAGCGGCAAAATCGCCCTGGGGCCAAGGTGATTCCGGTGGACGACAAGGCCGATGTAGACGTGGCTGAGGTGTTCAACGGCATGATTCGCCACATTGAGTACATCTCGGACGCAGATGTTGCCTATGACACCGCCTGCGAGAACCAAGTGGCCTACGGTGAAGGTTACATTCGCCTCTTGACCGAGTATTGCGACGACAACACGTTCGACCAAGACATCAAAATTGGGCGAATTCGCAACAGTTTCTCGGTCTACATGGACCCCACGATCCAAGACCCCACGGGTGCGGACGCCAAGTGGTGCTTCATCACGGAAGACGTCACCAAAGAAGACTATGAGCGCATGTACCCCGATGCATCGCCCATCACGACCCTCCAGTCGCTGGGTGTGGGTGACCAGTCGATCAGCAACTGGCTCAACGAAGACACCATCCGCATCGCGGACTACTATTACATCGACTACGACCGCACCACGCTGAACTTGTACCCCGGCAACGCCACTGCGTTTGAGGGCACACCTGAAGATAAGCAACTTCGGGCGGTCTACGGCAAGCCCAAACGCTCCCGCGAGTCAGATCGACCACGGGTCAAGTACTGCAAGATCAACGGGTACGAGATTCTTGAGGAACGCGAGTGGGCAGGCAAGTGGATTCCCGTGATCCGCATTGTCGGCAACGAGTTTGAGGTGGATGGCCGCTTGTACGTGTCGGGCTTGGTGCGCAACGCCAAGGATGCCCAGCGTATGTACAACTATTGGGTTAGTCAGGAAGCCGAGATGCTGGCGCTGGCACCCAAGGCACCGTTCATCGGCTACGGTGGTCAGTTTGAGGGCTACGAGGACAAGTGGAAGACCGCCAACACGCAAAACTGGCCCTATTTGGAGGTCAACCCTGACGTTACAGACGGTCAAGGTGCCGTGTTGCCACTGCCCCAGCGTGCCCAGCCTCCAATGGCGTCATCGGGCCTTCTGCAAGCCAAAGCAGGCGCTGCTGAGGACATCAAGGCCACGACAGGTCAGTACAACGCATCGCTGGGCATGGGTTCCAACGAACGCTCGGGTAAAGCGATCCTTGCACGCCAGAAAGAAGGCGATGTTGGCACGTACCATTACGGTGACAACTTGGCGCGGGGTGTGCGGCACATCGCCCGTCAACTGATTGACCTGATCCCCAAGATTTACGACACCCAGCGCATCGCCAGGATCATTGGTGAGGACGGCGAGACCAAAATGGTCAAGATCAATCCTGAGCAGCAGGAGCCGGTCAACAAGATCATGGACGAGCAGGGCATCGTGCTTGAGAAGATTTACAACCCCAGTGTCGGCAAGTACGATGTTGTGGCTGTTACGGGTCCAGGCTACGCCACCAAGCGCCAAGAGGCTCTTGAGGCAATGGCTCAACTGCTCCAGGGTAACCCCCAGTTGTGGCAGGTGGCCGGTGACCTGTTTGTCAAGAACATGGACTGGCCCGGTGCTCAGGAGATGTCCAAGCGGTTCGCCAAGACGATCGACCCTAAGATCATGGCAGACAACGACAAGTCGCCAGAGTTGCAGGCTGCCGAGCAGCAGATTCAGGCGATGGGTGCCGAAATGGAGCAGATGCACCAGATGATCCAGAACGTGGGCAAGTCCATCGAGGTGCAAGAGCAGCGCCGTAAGGACTACGAGGCCGAGATCAAGGCTTACCAAGCCGAGACTCAGCGCATCACGGCCACACAAGCCGGGATGAACGAGCAGCAGATTCAAGACATCGCAATGGGCGTGGTGGCTGCGGCGATGGAGTCAAACAGTCAGATTGGTGGCATCCCTGAGATGCCGGGTCAAGAGATGGACGTTGGCATGGAGGGTATGCCAGAGATGCCGCAGCCTATGCAACCAATGGAGATGCCGCAATGAACGCATCACAACTCGTAGGTCACTTGTTCCTGAGCCGGGACGTGGCGCACTCGGTTCACCTCAACACCCGCAGCTATTCCAAGCACAAGGCGCTTGGTCATTTCTACAAAGACGCAGTTGAGTTGGCTGACAAGTTTGCCGAAGCGTACCAAGGGCGGCATGGCCTAATTGGTCCAATTGCCGTACCCGCTGCCAAAAAGACCACCAACATCATTGAGTTCTTGCAAACCGCCATGACCGAGATCGAAGACTCCCGGTACAAGGTCTGCGAGAAGACCGACACCCCGATTCAGAACATCATTGATGAGATCATTGGGTTGTATTTGTCAACTTTGTACAAGCTCAGGTTCTTGGCATAATGCCAAAAAGGAGAACATTTTGGAACTTTTGAACCCACTGGCAGATGCCAACTTCCCCGCCCGCACAGTGGCTTTCACCGGCACGGCTGGCTCCACAGGCGTTTGGCCTGCTGGTCCTCAAGGTGTGGTGGTCTGGTCTGACCAGGCTTGCTACGTGATCGTGGGCGAGGGCGTCACGGCTACCACCTCGGCCACACCGATTCCTCCGTTTACCCCGATCCCGTTCAAGGTGCCTCAAGGTGGTGGTGGCACATGGCGCGTGAGCGCAATTCAGATCTCTGCTGGCGGCAACCTGTACGCCAAGCCGATCAACATTCAGTAATCCACCGAAGGGGCGGGCATGAGCTATTTTGGAGTTTCCTTGCGAAACGGTGTTGGTCTTGGTCTGGGTACAGTGCCATCACTGACCAACCCCCCGCTGAGTTACCGCTTGGCCCCTTCACTGGACCTGTCGTTTGCTGGGTCTGATGCGCTCAGTCCAGCGATCACCTTCAGCCGCACAACCAACGCCACGCTGACGAACTCGGCTGGCTTGGTTGCCAATGCACCGATGAACCTGCTGACGTTCTCGGAGCAGTTTGATAATGCTGCGTGGACAAAGACGAATGCAACGGTTGCCGCCAACACAACCGAAGCACCTAACGGAACTTTGACTGCGGACACCATGACTGCAACAGCAGCCAATGGGACGCTGAGAAACGATCCCGCCAAGAGTGGTGAAATTACCAATTCGATTTACGTCAAACGCAAAACCGGAACAGGCGGCGTTCAACTACTGGACGCAACAGGTACATACAGAACCATCACGGTGACTAGCGAATGGACAAGGGTTAGCTATACCGCAACGGCTGCATCTGCTTCGCTTTGCGGCATTCGTCTTTCTGTCAGCGGTGATGAAATCTACGTCTGGGGTGCTCAGTCGGAAAACAGCAGCACAGCCACGACCTACAACCCCACCACGGTCAAGAACCTGCTGGGCTTCACCGAGAACTTCGACAACGCTGCTTGGACTAAGAGCAATGCCTCTATCAGCGCTACAAAGGTTGATGACATCTACGGCCAGCCGTTTGCTCAACAAGTTACGTCTTCTGCCAGCAACGGCACAGTGCTGTCCACCTACACGGCTGTTGCATCAACACCGTACACGTTCATCATTTGGATGAAGCGTGTCACAGGCACAGGCAACATCGACATTTCGGCTGATGGCACCACATGGGCAACGCAAACACTGACATCTGAGTGGCAGCGATTCAGCGTCACGGTATCACCCACAGCGGGCAGCAAGACGCCCGGTGTTCGTATCGCAACGTCAGGCGACTCAATCTACATCTTCGGTGCTCAGTTGTCCGACTCAGCCTCTGTTGATCCCTACGTCTACCAGCCTGTGGCGGCTCCAAGCTCTGTGGCCTACTACGGCCCACGGTTTGATTACGACCCTGTGACGCTGGCTCCCAAGGGGCTGTTGATTGAGGAACAAAGAAGCAACCTGTTGCTTAATAGTGCTACCCTGTCAACTCAGGTTGTTACTGTGGCCGCTACTGCTCACACCTTGAGCTTCTACGGTACAGGGACTATTGTTCTTTCGGGGGCATCCACAGGAACAGTGGTGGGAACAGGTGCATATCCGGCACGCGCAACACTGACGTTCACCCCCACTGTTGGTGTGCTGACGTTGACTGTGACAGGCTCTGTGACGATGGCTCAACTGGAAGCAGGAGCATTTGCCACCAGCTACATCCCAACCGTGGCATCGCAGGTGACTCGTGCGGCTGACAGCGCCAGCATGATCGGG